CTGGCCGTGGCTCTCAGCCCACTTGCTGATTTAGTTTCGCTGCGGAGTTCGATGCTTGACTCTCTGCGCTACAATCGTTAGCAATGCCTGCCGCTGAATGGTCCGCCGCTATCGACGAGATTCTAAGTGCTATCGCGACTACGCCTAAGTCGTTGAAATCAATATGCGAAGATATTGAATCGGCCCCTACCGCCAAAACATTCTGGAAGTGGATGGAGACCGACGAGGATCTACGTGAGAGATACGCGCGCGCGAAATCCGCGCAACTTGAAGTTCTCGCCGATCAACTCGTTGATTTAGCTGACCAAGATCGTGTGTGCGAGAAAGTGACGATCAAGGCAGACGGTTCACGGGAGGTAGTCATCCTTGACCAAGTTGAGCGCACGCGCGTGCAAATCGACACGCGCAAATGGCTGCTCGCGAAGCTAAACCCCAAGAAATATGGCGACAAGATTCAGCAGGAGCACTCCGGCGAGGTCGGAATCAAAACGATTCTGCTGCCTACGCCAGCGAAGTCCGCGGCGCAACTTCCTGCCTTGAAGCCTGAATTTCCAGAGGAATAGACAGTACGGGACTTTTCGTATCCCGGCATTCTCGCGTTATGCGTGCGCCTGCCGGCGCCGTCGCCCTGATCCTGAGTAGCCGCGTTTTCGCGGCAGTTGGGTATTCCCGCCTGGATGGGCCGTTCAAAGTCCCGACAACGATTCGCGCGATGAAAAGCAGTGTAACATGAGGCACAATGCATCCAGCAGTCGAGGACGGCGTTCTTAATACCGAAAAGCTGTGGGAGCCCACGGCCAAAAACAAGATCATCCGGGCATCGACCGCGCGCAACCGGCTACGAGTTGGCGGCACGGGATCAAGCAAAAGCTCCGACGCGATGATGGAGATCGTTACCGACTACCTGCTTCGCTTTCCTGGATGTTTCGCACTGATTCTGCGGACAACAATGCCGGAATTGGAACGGACGAACATTCCCAACTTCAAGGCGTATGTGCCTTCAGATCTCTATACCTACAACGATACAAAGCACATCGCGACGTTCTTCAACGGATCAAAGTTGTTCTTTTCCCACATGCAACACTTCACTTGGAAAGAGATGGAAGCGTATCAGTCATCGAGCTTTCCGGCCATCTTTCTCGATGAATGCGGCGGCATTCCGATGAGCATCTGGATGTTCTTTCAGGCCCGCAACAGAGTCAATCCGGAGTGCCAGCAGGATCAAGAGGGTAATTGGCCTGTGCCGTGCATTCTCGGGGCGACAAATCCGATCGGGGCTTTCTGGGGCGAGTACAACGACTACTTTGTCGAAAAGAAACCTGCCGATCTGGAAAAGGCGTGCGTAACGGACACTCATGGCCGCGTCTGGGCTCCCGTGAGAGCTGGCGCCAGCAAGCGCAATGCCGAGGATTGGCATCTTGAGTACGACCCGTTTGAATGGGATTACGTTCATTCCACGATCTTTGACAATCCCCACCTGCTACAAAAAGATCCTGGAATCGTATCTCGTTTGAATGCTATCCAGCCCAAGGAACTGCGGGAAAAGTTTCTGGCCGGCAAGATGGATTTGCATGTTGGGCAGTATTTTGATTGTTTCTCGACAGAATACGATGTCATCAATCTTCGTGAAGACCCCGAGGCGATCATCTGGCAGTATTGGCAGCCGCGCTGGATTGGCTGGGACTGGGGCAGGGCGCATTGGAATGCGGTGTACTGGTTTACCAAGGCGCTTGTCAGGCGTGGGGCTGGGGAGTACCGGATGAAAACCGTATGCTTCCGCGAATATGTTGATCGCGGCCTGGATCATGTAGAAATGGCGGATATTGTTGAGCGTTTCACGAGGATGGGCCTGCCAGGCGCTCCCAGAGGCGAGAACGATCAGCGTAAAGGGATTGACTACCGGACGGCCTACTTTAGCCATGAAAAGTTCACCAAGCAACTGGAAGCCGAACAGCAGCAGGCTAAACTCAGCAAAGAACTCATGGCTCGTGGATTAGCTGGGCTCACGAAGGCGACCAGGGACAGGATCGGCCGGGCGACTCTTACCTACAATCTGTTCAAGCGCCGCGAACTGGTGATTTTGGATACATGCCCCGATATCCAGAAGGCGCTTACTTCGCGGGTCCGTGACCCGGACAGCATTGAGGACGTGCTGAAGGTCGAAGACAAGGGTGACGATTGCTACGATGGGTTTTCCTATGGGCTATTTGGTGAGTTAGGCACGCAACCCAAGCCCCAGGAAGAGAAGGACCGAGAAAAAGTTGAGGCGCAGACTGATCCGCGTGCTAAATTGATGTTGCAATATAAACTCACGCAGGACTTGGAGCGCAGGCGGGCGCGGGCTGAGGAAAGACCTCCGGAGCATCTGGCATGAAGGAATCAGAGCGGCTGGCTGAAAAGGGAATCAGAACGCTTGCCGCGCGCGGCTGGCCACCAGAAGAGATCGAAGAGTTGGTGACCACCCTGATGGGTGCTGGCATGGCGCATTTTCTTGAATTACAGGTGGAAAAAGCAGCGCATGACGAGGCGCTGATCCAGAAGGCGGTGCGGAATTGACCCTCCGCGAACTCTTCATCAACTGGCTGACAGCCTCGCGCTTCATCCGATCGCTTGAGGCTCGGCACCATGAGCAGCGGCAGGATTTCACCGAGAGGCTGGCCGAAAAAGACTTGCTGATTCGCCTATTGCGCGGCGAGAATCAATCTCTCAAACTGGAGTGCGATAGAATGCGTGCAGTTCTTATGCCGTTTGGCTCACCGGCTGGCAGCGCCTATTCTCAACGGTACGACGAGCATAAGAAACCGCCCGTCGTACCGGCCTTTTCCGGGCCGGATGACTGGCAGGCAGAATTGAACAAGATGTATCAGGAGGAAGACGATGGCCTTTCAAAGCAGCGATGGACGGAAGTTCACCAACCGGCCCCCGATGATGGCGCACAACCGGAGCCTTGAGCGTGGCAAGTCTGGAGGATCTACTCTGATGGAGAAGAGCGATCCATTGGAACAGCCAGGCAAGGAATCTGGGGGCGAGATGGCCGATCATCACCCCATGATCCACGATCATCTGCGCCAAATGCACGAGATGACCGGCGAAGCGCACTCCCACGTCGAGCATCACAGCGACGGATCGCACACTTCGCATCATGTGGATATGGCTGGGGAAATTTCCGGGCCACATCACCACGCAAATTCCGATGAGATGGCCGAGCACATGAAGTCGATGGGCCATGAAGAGCCGGATGGTGATGAGATGAAAGACGAGCCGGAGTATGAATGAACCATGCCGAGCGGGACCGAAGGGTTGAACGGCTTGAATGCGAAGTGCGCTGGCTATGGCGGCTAGTGTTCCAATCAACAGAACGGATCACAGGTTTTGATGTAGAGGAGGACGTAATGCCTTTTGCAGCAGGAGCCACAGCGGTTATTGAATTCGTTCCCGTCCCGGCTGGTGCGGTGCCGGCGTCAGGTGACGTGCCAACCATCACAAGCTCCGACCCGACCAATGCTCCCGTCACTGCGGACGTGACCGGACTTGTGGCGACGGTGAACTTCGCGGCGAACGCGCCGGCCGGAGACTACACCATCACCTGCAGCTACACGAACCCGGACGGGGTTGTAGCAACACCCGGAACTTTCACCGGAACAATCGCAGCGCCCGATATCACCGGCTTTACTTCCAGTCTGGTTTCGTAGAAGATTTTGGGAGGGTAAGCTAAAATGTATGGAACTTCAAAGAAAGTCGATCTAGGTCGCAAAGGCTCCTTCCACATCAAAGAGGGAGCCATGACCGCCGCAGCCAAGCGCGAAGGCGTGAGCAACAGCCAGTACGAGCAGGAACATAAGGGCGACTCCGGCACCGCAGGCAAGCGGGCGCGGCTGGCTATCACGATGAAGGGCTGGCAGCACTGATGCCATTCGTCTCCAAAGCGCAAGAGGGCTACTTCAACGCCAACCGCGCGAAGTTGGAGAAGCAGGGCGTCTCGGTTGACGAATGGAACTCTGCCAGCAAGGGGCTGAAATTGCCAGAACGCAAGAAGCCGGATATTTCGACCATGAAGAGGCCGTTGAAATGAGCAGCCCAGCCCAGCCATTCATCAACATGCGTAACAAACTCATCGACGGAGCGCAGGGCGCCGAAGATTTCATGGAGCATCCGGGGCAATCAATTCTTCAACTTCTGCATTTGAGCAAACCGCTTGGAATGCCCGCGCCCACGTACCAGATGAACTGGAAGCCCGAGCCCAACGCTGAACAGGCCCAAGAGATAGCACGGGAACGGCAAAAGCCTGATATTTTGAAGATGCAAAAGCCTTTGGCGGGGAAGTAAATGGACTCGAATGACGGTCGGACCGATGCTCCGATTCTCGACGATGAAACGGAAAAGCTGCCGGAGTTCGATCCATCAAGCCTTCCCTTGGGCACGTTTGCCGCATTCGATGTGAGCGACGAACCGCTTTGGACCGACCAAGAGGGCGAACATCAGCTCAATCAGGATCAGAAAAACGCAATCAAGGCGATGATCGATGCGGCGGCGCGTGCTGATTCTGTGCCTCATCGCATTGAAGTCCAGGGCGCCTGGATGTTGGAACTGCTTGACCGTGGCCTACAGCGGATGCGGACAACATCGAATGGTGGATGGGAGCCGTTCTATGGAAGTAGAACTGCCTCTCAGGGTATCTACGGCGCGCAACAGTCAGGCGGATACTATGACACCAATGTCATCGGCGAAAAGAACGATACCATTACAGCCTTTCTGGCATCTGAGATTGCCACTTCGACATTCTTCCCGGAAAAGCCTGGAGATCCCGATGACGAAACTTATGCTCAGCAGGCCAATTGCTTAAAGCACTTCGTTGCCGAATGCAATGACTACGCGGGCATTCAGGCCGAGATCGGCCGGTTCTTCTGCACAGACGAGACTTCGATCGTCTATACGCGGCCTGTGGCAGATGCGCAGCGGTGGGGATTTGAGGATGTTGCGCCGGATGTGGTTTCGGAGACAGAAGACGGCGAAGACCCCGACACAGCAGACAAACAAAGTACCCGGCCAAAGATCAGGACACTCTCGACAGCGTTTGGAAAGCTGTCACGCAAAGTTCCTGTGCTCAGTAGATCGAAGGCCGATTGGACCTATTGCGGCCTGTCTCACGAGATCGATATTTCTCTGGCGAAGGCAAAATGCCCTTGGGTAGCACCCCAGATCACTGCCGGTGACCTCGGTATCGCGGAGTTGAAGTTAGACCGTTTAGCGCGTCAGTCCGTGCAACTTGCCATGCAATCGCAATATGCTACGGGCGACTCGCTCATGCGGGATGTGACGGAAAGCTACTGGTGGTTTAGGCCAGCGTTTTACATGGACGATTCCTGCCCCAAGGCTTTGCGGTCATGGTTCTGGACCAGCTTTCCCAAGGGGATGCTGTGCGCTTATGAGTCTGGTGTACTGGCGTTCGTGCGCAATGAGTCGATGGATGAGGTTCTGACCGAGTTTCACGCCCGCAGCGGCAATGGGCAGAATCGGAGGGCATTGACTGAGAGTTTCGCCGGACCCCAGATGCGGTTGAATGTTCTGGTAGACCTGAGAGACGAGTTCTGCCGCAAGTCGATTACGAGAGTCGGTCTTGATTCCGCAGTATGGAACGTCGATGCTATGCGGTCGTCTTCGGTGCGTGCCGGAGTTTATGAGCCGTTCCTCATGCCCCCAGGCCAAAGGCCGGCCGCGGATACAGTCGTTCCGATTCCAGGCACCAGCGGCACGCCAGACATTACCGCGTTCATCGACTGGATTTCCGGGCCATTGGCGGAGCAGCTTACGCACGCCCAGCAGAATATGGCCGGCACGCAAGACCCGAACGATCCGGAGCAGACGGCGACCGAATACAACCGCAAGGACAAGAACGCGAAGTCGAGTTTCGGTGAAGCGTGGCGCAACATTCTTCGGGGATTTGCCAACATGGATACTCAGGCGGCGGCGTGGAACGCCAGAGTTCAGCAGCCGGAGACGAAGTTCGACGCCAATTATCCATCAATGGGGAGGATCACGGCGGAGATATCCAAGATGAAAACCGGCGCCGGGGTTGCCAGGGCCGATGGTCTTTCGAATACTCCGCAGAGCTGGGAAGAGCGTGAAAAGGCGTGGGCGAAGATCATGGCCGATCCCGATCCGGCGATGCAGCCGATCAAATCCGATCCCAGAAACCTCGCCGCGGCAAAACAGTTTATGCCCCGCGGGCTCTATCTCCCCGGTGTTGAATCGGTAGAGAAGCAGCAGGCCGAGTTCGATATTCTCTTAAAATCCGCTCCGATGGATAACCCGCAATTCATTAAGATTCAGCAACTTGTCGAGCATGGAACCCAGGCGCTCCAGCAATCGGCTCTGACTGGACAGCCACCGGACCCGCAATCTGCGCAGGCACTCCAGCAGGGTCAACAGATGCTTCAGCAGACGCCGCCGATGGTTTCAAGCGTGCCTATCCTACCGACTGACGACGATCCGGTAGAGGCATTGGTCTGTCTTGGCATGATCCGTTCGGCCGAGGGAAGGAGATTGGCCTCGAGCAAAGATCCTGATGACCAGCAGCACTTCCAGAACTTGATGCTGCATTATCAGCAACACGAAACGAATGCGGCCAAGAAGGCGGCTCAGAACCAGCAGCCGATTCAACCAAAGACCTCGATCACAGTGGCCGTAGACAAACTCCCCCCGGATGAGCAGGCGAGCGCGCTCCAGAAGATGGGAGTGCAAGCCAATCCCGCGTCGATTGAAGAGCAGCAGCAACAGCCGCATGAGATTCAGACCACGGAAAAAGGCGTCGGGCCAACTGGATCTGAGATTGAGCGCAAAGTTTCCATCGCAGGGAAATCACTGAAATAGGACGGAGCAAACATGCCAGATGAAGCGGTACTTGATGCGCCGGTAGAGGCAGTCAACAGCGATATTCAAACTGAGGAATCAACTCAGTCAACAGACGATGTTTCACGTGGAACATCGGAGCAGGACAAATCGGACAACCGGCGCGCGCCCGATGCGCTGCGCAAGCACATTGCCGACCTCAAGCGGCAGGCTGATGCCATCACCGATCCGGTTGAGAAGAAAGCGGCTCAGGATCGCATTAAGCTGCTCTATGACACCACGGGGAAAGCTCGGGGATACGAAGAGCAGTTTCCGACTGTCCGCGAAGCGCGGGAAGTCAAAGCCCTTCTTGACGCAGTTGGAGGCCGCGAAGGCTTTCAGCAAATGCAGACTACCCTTTCCGAGGTAGCCGAGATTGACGCCGCACTATCGGCCGGAGATGCGTCGGTAGTTGACAGGATGTGGAAGGAAGCGCCGGAAGGAATGCCGAAATTGGTTCCTGCCATCATGGATCGCTTCCAGAAAGAGAAGCCGCAGGAGTTCGAGCAGTTCATCGCCCCTCGAGCCGTTGGCTATCTGGATCAATCTGGCTTTCCCCAAGCCTTTGACCGGATGGTGCAGCTCTACGAAGCTGGAAAGTCAGACGATGCCAAGGCAATCCGCGACCAGCTGATTCAATGGGTTGCGCAGAATCGTCAGAATGCCCAGCAGCAACAGAAAGCCGACCCTGAACTCGATCGGCTACGGCAAGAACTTGCCAAGCGGGATCAGGGCGCAGAATCGCAGCGAATCGATACTGCCTACAATGCTGTCGTACAGGATGCCGGACCAGCAATCGATGCTGTAGCCAAGCCGTTGGTCGCCAAGCTGAAACTGAGTGCAGAGGAATACAAGGTCTTTCGCGGCCAGGTCTGGGAACATCTTCAGAGCGCGCGCAACGCCGATTCCACCTACAAAACGGTAGGGCCAGCCAAAGCCAAGGCTGGATACGATCAATGGGCAGAATACGCAAAACGGTGGACTAAGGACAATGCCGAAACATCGATCAGGGCGATTCTGAAGACTCCACCGTGGTCAAGGCTGGCATCAACACCCGGACAGGCGACTGTTACCCGTGCGCCGGGGGCGCAGGCCGTTGCCGTGACACAAGGCAAGGAACCTGCCCCGAGCGAGATTGACTACGGCCCCAAAGGGATACAGGCGGCTAAAAAGGCCGGCTTCAGGGATCTCGCCGATATGATTTTGAGCGGTCAGGCTCCGCTCAAGGCCGGGGGAGTGAGGAAGTGGCGTTGACAAGATGTGCTATAGTCTCACTCAGATAATCCGCGATGCCTTAAGAATAGCGGAAGGTGACCGAACCTAAGCGGTGCAGCAAGCCAGAAGGCGCGTAGACCCGCGTTATAAGCTGATGGACTTCTAGGAAAGCATGACGGCGCGAGCCGAATCTTTCACTAGGAGTCCGCCTGATGGCAACCTTAAACGAAGCCGCAGTAGAATCCATCGAATTGGAACAGGTAGGCAGGGAAATCGCCCTGACGTGGCCCACTTATCGTGGCCTCTACAACCTGTTCGAGAAATCAGCCAAAAAAGTCAACATTGCCAATGTGACCCAGGCCGCCGGAACAACCCGTTCGGCGTGGCGCGAAACGATGATTATCCAGGGCGCTTCTGGAATCAGCGTTGGAACCGGCGACGGTTCGGCGCTCGGTTCTGGAACCGGCTCTCAGACAGCAGCTTTTGCAATGGCGCCGATCTGGGCGTTCAACGTCACCCAATACACCCGTCTGGCGGAAATGGCCACAAACGGGGCGGAGCGCGGGGTAGAATCCTTTACCAAAACCGAAATCAAGCGCTCGATCAAGCAGTTCTACAACGGCATCGAGGGCTTGTTTAACGGCGACGGTTCCGGGGCTTTCGACCAGATTCCGTCAAACGCCGTTGTCTCCAGCAACTCCGGCTCCGGCGCGACTACCAGCTACATTTCCGGGCTGCCCTGCACGGCTGCATTCGTCGATCAGCAGGTTGTGCAGTTCTTTCCCTCTGAAGGCGGCTCGACCCGTGGAAATGCGACGATCAGTTTTGTCGATGTAGTGGGGCAGACTCTGTGGTTTTCGACTGTCCTTCCTTCGGGAGGCGGCGCCACGGCTGTCGGCGACTACATCATGGTTGCCGGTTCGAGCGGCGCGGTTGGTTCCTCGGTCCTGGGAATTCCGTATTGGAACAGCAATGGGAATTCGGGATCGAAGGGCGGTCTGAGCCTTTCGGCGTACCCCTCGCGTCTGTCCACTCCGATCATCAACCTGAGCGGCGCGCAGATTACGCCGAGCGTGGCACAGAGGGCGTTTGTGCTTCTGACCCGCGCATTGGGAGATGACGCTGAGGAGCTTGAAAAGGGTGTCTGGTACGGCAAGCCGGAGCAGGTTGCGACCATTGCATCCCAGTGGTACTCAACTCTCATCACTCAGAACCGCGAAGGCCGCGGGGAAGAGGTGTTTGATCGGGCGCGCGCCGGCGTGGCAAAGACGTTTGGTGAACGGGACTTTGAGTATTCCAACACCGCGAAGCCCGGACGCGCCGATTTGCTCTTCCCGGAGAATTGGAGCCTGGGCGAACTCTGCCCGGTTGGGCTCTACGACTTCGGCGGAGGGAACACGGTGTTCCCGGTGCCTGATACCAGTGGCAATGCAGGAGCGACGTACCTCACTGCCAAGATGTTCGTGTATGAGTGGGGCGGTCAGATTTGCAATCGTGTGCCACGCCACGGGGTCTTCATCGCCAACGCGGGCACGATTCAGGTTTAAGCATTGAAAGGACGGATTCAATGGACATGGAAGTGAAGGACACACGGGCGTCGAGCGGCCTCAAACCAGAGGCGGAGGCGCCCGTAATTTTTGGCAATGTCGAGGGCTATATTCCTGCTTTCGACAGAGTTCTTATCAAGCGGCTCCCCCCTCCGCCAGAGACCATCGGCGGCATCGTGCGGCCGGAGATCATGCGCGATCAGTCGGAGCGCGGAACGGTCATCGCGGTGGGAGAAACCAAGTATCCCGCTCCACCGATCGGGGCTATAGCGACATTTTCCAAGTTTGCCGAAGAAAAGCATTTCGACGACGAGGGGGAAGATCGGTACGTGCTGCCGTGGAACGTGGATATCCGAGGGTGGCATGCCGGAAGTTGAGCGCCGGATATGCCCGGAAGCGTTTCAGGACCTGCTCACCAGGCATGTTGGATTATCGCCATGGGGCGAGCCTAACTTCCTGATCGCATGGGGGCAGTCGTATTTCTACACGGCTGGAGGAATCTGGCCCAAGCCGCAAGGCGACGGCTATTTTGGCTATCGACAACTTCCGCTGTCGAATTCGAGTTTTTCCGGGCGTGGTTTGCCCTGCTGGATGATCCTCGAATGGCATCCGCCAGAGCATTACGATACGCCGGGAATGTACTACTTTCAGAATCGTGATGAGCTGACCGGGTTGCAGATTTTGGGCGAGTATCCCTATACAGGCCGGTACGAAATTGCTTATCGGCTGCAATCGGCTGAGTTTCGCAACGGTCGGATGGAAGTGCAATATTACCACCTTGACGGATGGCTTTTGGACATGCTCATTCCAGCGATTCTTGAAGGCCAGAAGATGGACATGAAAGCCCGGCTCAGGAAATTGCGCGAAAGAGAAGAGCAGGAAGAGGCCGCAGCGGATAAGCGCATGGACGACGTGATTCATGCCGCCAAAAGAAAGCCGACACCGACGCAGATCGAGGATCGGGTGAGGCTGATTCAGCGGCAGATGAGCGAGATGCTGAAGACGTTTGGACGCATTCAACCGGGCTTCAAAACCAATTCAATCGCAGCATAGGAGAGGACGGACATGGCAACTTGCACAATCATTCCGGAACGCAGCGGGCGCACCACTGCGGGAGTCAGAGCATCGGGCACGCGGGCTGAAGAGGTTCCGCTCTATCTCGATCCAGACCAGTTGCGACGGGTCGAATATACGGTGTATCTGCATTCGATCTCGAAGCGTTCCTTTGAGCAGCCACACACGATCTACCGCAATGTCGTGGTGCCGGCCTGCCCGAAAGACAAGCGATACGTCACGTTTTTCCGCGTCAACCATCCGGTGCAGATACCGACAGTTGACCCCGATAACGTGAGCGGACCCCCGATCATCAGGATCGAAAATGCCAAGCGCGTTGCCTTGGGAATCTGCAATCCCAGCTTTGTTGGTGCAGACCTTGCCATTCAGGACCGTGCCATCGAGGATCAGTACCTCATTTCGAGTGGGGAATGCGACCTGACACGGCAGGGCGTTTTTGCGTCCATGAATGAGATCCCGACAGAAGAAGAACTCGCGAAGGCTGAAAATCGCCGGCTGACGTACTACAAGATGCGCTTCGAGGAGGCCAATGGGCTCCTGCGATCAGATCCGAAGCGTCTCCAGGAAGTGCTTGGAATCGATCATCACTTAGCGGCCGAGATGTTCGGACAGGATGTTGATTGGCACAAAGTGACGACTCCGAAGATTGAGTGTCCGAATTGCGGAGAAAAAATCAAGGAAGGAATTGCCTTTCATTACTCGAACGGCCAGAAGTGCATTTTGGACTGGGAGAGAGCGTGGCTGGCGGGAGCGGTCAAGAAAGAGGATGTCCCCGATGGCAGGCAGTGGTGGACCGCGAAGGAAAAAAGCAAAGAGGAATTGACGGCGGAGGCTGTTTCGCTTGGCATCGAGGTCGATGCGCGGTGGTCGTCTAACACCCTTGCTCAAAAGATCAAGGAGCATTCAACACAAGTTGCGGGCTGAGCGAGTTCTGAATCGGTCCGTCCCCGCCTAAGTCCGCGCGAGGCCCGCAAGCAGGTTGGTCATGCCAAATGTCGTAGTCGATGTTACGAGTTTTCCCAGCATCCAAACGATCACAAATCTGGTGCGCTCGGACGTGCGCGACGATATGGCGGGCGCCACGAACACGATCGGCGAAGGGCAAATCCTGGTTGACAACCTGACCACTTCAGTCACGATGGCTAATTTCTTTAATTCAGCCGTCAGGGAAGTTTGCCGCAAACTGCG